CCGCCGTAGGCGGCCACCAGGCCCACGGCAGCGCGCGCGTTGCGCAGAAACTGGTCCTCTTGGCGCTTCGCGGAGCGCGTTGACCGGTCGACGCTGTCCTCCAGGTCGTCCAACCGGCGTTCCGCGCGCCGGATGGCCGCCTCGTAGGCTCTGGTATCGAACTCGAGGCCTACCGCCTCGATGTTGTCGGCCACGTCGCTTCCTCAGCTATATCGTTCGTTGCGTTCCTCGATCCAAGCGCGCCAATAAAGGCGCTCTTCGAGCGACAGATCCCGGACCTCGCGCCGGCTCTTGCCTATGAGCTCTCCGATCGCGAGGTCGAGGCGGAGATCTCCGTCTTCGCGGACTTTTTTTTGGCGTCGTCCAGGGTCCGCACATCGCCGAGCGCGGACCCATATAGAAACGCCATGACGCGTTGGAACACGGCCCATTCGACGTGCTCCATGAAGTCGATCCGGTCGCCGTAGTCGAAAACGCGCTCGCCGGCTTCGTTCTCGGCCTTCGCGAAGAGCAACGTGACACGCTCGTGTGTTCGATGCTTCTCGGGGTCCTTGCCTTCGTCCATGAGCCGGTCCCGCACGGACTGCAGATCGTTCGGCGTCAGCGGCCCGAACCAAAGCGTCACGGCCCATTCCGGCACCTCGATCGAACGCCGTCCCTTCACCGCCCGCTTCTTGATCGTATCGATGAGCTTCATATGCCGGGGTCAATTCCAGTCAGGGTTGAGTACGCCTTCGCCTTCGAAGTCGAACGCGACCTCGAAGTACGCGCCGCGCTGTTGGGTGACGGCCGCGTTCATGGGCACCAGCGTGCCCCACAGGTTCTTACCTTCGGCGACGACGAACGTGACCGAGATCGGTGACACCGCGTCGTTGGAGAGCGCTTGGTCGATGAACGCTTTTTGCTTCGCGTCACCGTAGTCGAGGAACACCGTGGCTCGGCCAGTCCACGACGGCGTGTCCAGGTCGCGGCGTTCGGCGGTGTCGGTCATCACCGTGGCCTCAATGATCGGCCGCGACGGAGTAGCTTCCCACTCGCGCACATTGGCCACGGAGTTGGACACGAAGCTGACGGCCGCGTTATCAGCCCATCCACCGGCCTCTTGGATAGTCGGGCTGAACGTCACGGCGAGTTGGTTACTCGCTACCTCGCCACCGGTGACGATCGTGTATTCGGTCGCGTCACCCGCGACGGTGAACTTGTCGCCCGGCAGGATCGTGCCAGTCAGCGGCGAACCGTCGAACGTCGCTGCGCTCGCGCCCTGCGCGACAGCACCCTGCACGAGCGGCGATCCGACGAGCACGCCACCGAAGACCGCGTTGCCCTGAGACCCGCGATACTTCGCCATCGGATCAGGTCCAGCTCACGGAGATCGCGCCGTCCGTCACGAAATCGAACGTCGCCTCGAAGTGACCCTGACCGACCCCGCCACGGACCGACACGGAATTGACGAGGATGTTGGCCGAGATCTGCTTCGGGCCACCGCTCTCGACGATGCCAAGGAACGCGAGCGGCGACGGCGTGGTGTTGCTCACGACCTGGTCAAACATCGCGGCCTGCGCCGTGCCGCCGTAGTCGAAGCGGGCGGTGATCCGGCCCGTACCGCCCGGTATATCGAGGTCCCGCGACTCGGCGCTGTCGCCCATGTCGGTCGCGTCGATGATCGGCCGCGACGGTGTGAACTCCCAGCCCGAGACCTCGGCGACGGCGTTACCGCCGACGCTGACCGAGCCCTGTGATCCGCGAAACTTCGCCATGTGTCTTACCTCCGTCTGTCGGGTGAGCCTGCCAGCGGCTCAGTGGACCTCGTGAATGGTGAACCGCGTGCTCAGGGACACCTGCAGCCACGCGTCGCGCGTATCCGTGACCGGCTCGCCCGGCCCGCTCGTCGGACCGAACTCGACGCCGTCGATCGTCTTGCGGCTGAGGACCCGCCGTGCGTCGTCCGCCTTGACCAACAGCTGGCCACGCACAGCGCCCGGAGCGCCGAACATGTCGAGGATCGCGACGCCGAAGATCTGGTTCTCGCCGACGCTCTCGTCGCCCATGGTCGACTCTGTAGCGTCACCGAAGATGATCGTGACGCGTGCCCAGAAGTCCCTAAGAGCGCCTGTCGCATCAACAGGCGAGTGCGTGACGCCGTCGAACTCCAGGCGCATGAACGGAAGGGCTTGGCGATACGCTTCCTCGATCGTGTCGCGCGCGCGCGACGTCGGCCCATCAGCCACGGCCAATGCTCGCGAGCGCACGGGCGACCAACGCGCGCATTTCCGCGGCCGTGACCGCCACCATCCCGTTGGGCGCTTGCCGGGAACTGCCCCGCTCGAGTGCAGGCACGTACGGCAGGCTGTTGGTCAAGAACAGCCGTTGGCCTGGTCTGAAGCCGGCCACCGTCGTGGACCCCTCCTGGATCGCGCGCTGTCCGGACTTGTCGAACGACTCCTCGTCGACGGACCGGTCGATCCTGTCGATCGCGACGTTCCAGTTGGCGCGAGCCCGGCCGGTGTCGACGGGCGTGCGCCGGATCAGACGCGCGTGCGCTTCGAGGCCGATGGCCCGAACGAGCTTGTCGGATCGATTCCTGAGCCGCGCCTTGAAAGCGTCCTTGCCACGTAGCGGCATCAGCCGGCCCCGCTCATCGGCCGATCCTGATCTCGTAAAGGCCCGCGAGTTCGCCGGTCTCGTGCGTGACGACGTCGATGACCCGGTACTGCGCGGTCCCGAACGCGACGGTATCGTTGGGGCGCGGCGCGCGCACCGGGAAATCGAGAGCCGGCAGCACCCATTTTGTGCTCGTGCGCACGTCTTCGCGTGGCCCGGCCGTCTGCTGCGGGGAGTGACCACCTCGTACCGTCGTCTCGAACGCATGCGTCGAGATGGTCGTCAGGGTCTCACCCTGTTGGCTCTGCCCTACGTCGTAGTCACCGCTCGCGTCCCTGAGCGTGACCGTGACCGCTTTGCCGGCCTTGCTCAGGAGCGTCTTGGCCGCCTTGCGCAGTGGCGCGTCGAGGACGCTCATCATGCCCTCTGAATGCGGAAGCTGAGCGCGCTCGGCGTCTCCAGCACTGGACGCAGGAACCGGCGGACATGCGCCGGAAGAGCGCCGGCGATCCTCACGTGTCGCGGCGTCACGGCGAGCGGTCCGAGCTCGATGCTCTCGAAGCCCTCAAGCCCGCTGTCCGTGAGCGAGACGCCACCCGACAGGATTTCGAGCGCGAGCTCCATGGTCGCCTTCTTCACCGGCTCCGGGACGATGTCGTCGTCAATCGTCCAGCCCTCGGCGTTAACGGCTCCGATGCGTGGCCATTTCAGGGCCTGCGTGGCGCTCGTCGTCTCACTACCAGCCAATGGACGCTTGGACTGACCGACGAAGTCCTCCTGGTCGATGCGCGCGGTCGCCATGATCAACGCGCGTCCACGTGCGTCGTCGCTGGCCGCGCCCGTCCACGTCACCTCGTTCGGGTGGCCCTCGAAGTACGTCGTGCCGTCGGCCACGGACGCATAGCTATTGGAGCCCGCTCCGCCGACCGTTGTGGTGACCGTAACCGCCATTCAGGTAATGCACCGAAGGCTCAACCCCTCGGCGCCTCCGGGCCGTAGGCGTGATCTCTGGCCGCCTGTTCGGCCGCGCCGGAGCCTTCCCACTTGCCGTTGGCCGGACCCTCGATCACCTCTCCGTCGGGACCGAGCAGCCTGTAATACTTGCCGCCGGCGTGCTCGACGACGTAGCCGTCCGGCACGGCCCCGCCGTCGCCGCTCTTCGCGCCGCTGTCTGACGCGTCGACCAACTCGTGGAGTCCCGCGTCGTAATCGGACTCGTTGATGACCATGTAGCCGTCCGGGTGTCGAACCCGGACTGTCGGGATCGTTGCCATTGTCGCCCTCCTCTCTGTTGGGCCGAGGGGCGGAGCCGGCGAACGGCCCCGCCCACGGCATCGTCAGTAGGCGCGCGCCTCTAGCCGGCGAGCCTGGCGGCGAGCTCGGGACGCACCAGCTTCGCCCCGTACAGGATCCGCCACTGGTACTTCGTGCGGGCGTGCTCGCGGCTCACTTCGAGCGTCAGTGTCAGGCCCGAAACGGGATCGACGGCCGTGCGCATGATGTTGCCGCCCATGAACCCGTCCGCCGGGCCGAGGGTGCGCGTCGCGAGCGCGAACGCGTCGCGATGGAAGCCGAGGTTGTTCACGTACGTCGCGCCCGCTGCACCCTTCAGCGTCATCTGCGCGTTGTCCGCCCACGCGACCTTCGCGCCGGGCTCGAAAGCCAACGTGATCGCGTTGCTCGACGCCGTCGCGAGGGCCGTGACCACGTAGGTCTGCGTGTCGCCGGCGACCGTGAACACCGATCCTGGAGTGACCGTGCCCGTCAGGGACGTCGCGTCGAACTCCTGGCTCTTGTCGCCGACGGTGGGCGACCCGTTGACGAGCGCTTGGTGGCCGGTCCCGTCGCTGAGCGTACCGTTCGTGTGGCTCGGGATGTTCTGGTCCATCGCCCACATGAACCCGAGCACTTCGCCGATGATCGCGTTCGACAACGTGTCCTCACCCACACGGCGGTGGCTCGCGTCTTGGATGGCCCGCACGAGCAACGCGTTCGCCTTCGCGGCCGTGCCGAGTACCATGCTGCGAGGCTCGGAGGGCGCGAGCTGGTTGTTGAGCACCTCGTCGACCTTCACGGCTTCGGTCAGATCGGGCGTGCCCCCGCCAGCGAAGGGCGTCGTACCGGGCGCGCCCGCGAACCCGTAGACGCCCGTGTACAGCCCCAAGATGAACTGGTCGACGTCGTTGGCCAGCGCCTTGAGGTGCTCGCTGAGCTGCAGCTGGCGAGCACCCATCGCGATCTCGCCCGCCTGCTTGTCCGTGACGTGCATGTCGGACTTGCGCCACCGGTTCAGCGTGATCGGCACGGTAGTCGGTGCCGAGTCTCCGCCGGCGGGCGGCGTCGGGCCGGGCGTGACATCGCCGACGGTCACCGCCGACGGGACCGGCACGTCGATGGTATCGCCCTGTTGGGCCGTTTCCGTGCCCCAATCGGTGTTGATCAGTCGCGGCATGATCGCGTTCTCGCGCAACGCGAGCAGACCGCGCGCGAAGATCTTGTCCACGATCGGGGTGAAGGTGTTCGCCATGTCACAATCTCCTGGGGTGTTTCGGGGGACTCATCTCGTCGCTCAAGTCCCTCTCCGATCTCCCCCGGAGACCGACAGAGGGCAGGGCGCCTGCCCTGGCTCACAGGTTCGTGTGCCTTTGGCACGCCACCCCGCCCTTGGCGGATACCGGTGGGTAAGGAGTCGTCCCGCTTCCGTCCCTGCTCGGCGCCGCCGACCTCCCAGAACTATCGGCAGCGCCTCTTGTCGTCGGCCCTCGTCGGGCCGTACCCCTAGCTCGCCTGCATCTCGCCCGCCGCGATCTTCTCCGCGTTGCGGCCCCACGCGACCGGATCGTTCGTGTCGAACCGACCAGCGCCCGGCACCGCGGGTCCGCCCGAGTCGCCTGCGCCCGACCCCCCCTCCGACGCGGGCAAGAACGCCGCGGCCTCGTCGGACTTGATCCACTCCGAGACGTATTCGCTGACCGAGAGGTCGCGAGGAATGCCGTCGGGATCGGACTTGAAGATCCCCCGGAAGTCGCCGTCCTCCTCGATCATCTCGGGCCTCTTTTGCAGCAGAAACGCGCGAGCCGCCGGCCGCAGGCTTTCCTTGACACCCGCCTTCGCGATCGCCGCGTCAAGGTCGCCGTCGACCGTGCGCGTACGCAGCGCCGCGTCGAGTCGTTGCGTCCGCTCCTGCAGCTTGTCGAGCTCGCGCTTCGCTTTGGCCTCGGCCCGTTCAGCTCCGCGACGCTCGGCCTCCTCGATCTGCTTCTGGACGTCCTCGTCGCCCACGGGCTTCGCGTCAAGCGCGTAATGCACGGAGTCCGGTGTGATATGTCCGTCACCCCGTAGCTCGACGAGCTCGTCCCAACGGTCCGCCTTCGCCTTGACTTCGCGGAGCTCGGCCTTCGTCCGGCCGTGCGCGACGGACAGAGCCTTGACGGCCGGGTGTGACTTGATATCGTCGATCTCAAGCCGAAAGTCGTCGCCATCAGGCACATACATGTTGTAGACGGCCTCCGGCAACGAATCGCGCTCGGCCTGCGTGATTCGGGTCTTGAGCGTCATCACTACCTCACGAGACGGCGTAGCGCCGCGATCAACTCCTCGGGCGGATTATCGATCTCACCGCGCAGGATTTGGCCGATGGTGCTCGCTGACCGGTTGGTGCGGGACCCGATCTCTTCTTGCGTCATACCGTCACGCATCAGTTGTCTGATTAGGCGCCGGGCCGTTCCCCCGGTATTGTTGCCCTCGTCTCCTTTTGGCATGCCGACGGCTCCTGTCACGGGTGTAGGCGCAAAAAGGGCCGGCTCCCTCGCTCGCGCGAGAGTTCCGGCCCTCTGGCCTAATTGGTTCGGTCCGCCCCTTGGAAGCGTACCGTGTCAGTGTGAAACTACGCCTACGGGTCGCCCGGCGTCAACTCACGCGCCCCACCCCGCCGTGTCAGTTCAATGAAGCGGGCCATGCGCCTGCGGCCGCCTTGGGATCGTAGCGTTCCATCGCATCGGGATCCGCGGCGTCCAAGATCGTCCCGAGCAGTCGTTCCTGGAGTGCGCGCGCCATCCCGTACGCCTTATGCGACTCCATGCCCTTGCTGATCAAGTCGCGCTCGTAATCGGCGACGATCTTGGCGACCCGATGCATCACGTGTTGGATCCGGTCCAGCATCTCGTCGGTAAGCTCCATGCCGCCGAATGTGAGCGTACGCCGACCCAACGGCAAGCCTGACACACGCTCCCTAGTACATCCATGTGAGCACCGTGGGAGGGTGCCTACGTTATAGCGTTTGCGCTATATTTAGGGGTGTCCGCGAGCCAATCGCTTCAGCGCGGGATGTCTGCGGAGATGAGAGAGATCCTGGCCGTCCGATAAGCAGATTGGTGATACTGGGTAACGCGCTCCGGGTGTCGTTGGACTGCCTGACGGGGAGCGAAGAATGGGCTGGAAGGTAGGGCACGTGGCGCGTACCGCCGAACGAAGTGGGGGCGTGGTGCTACGCTTGGCCTCGCTCCATCCGGGCGATGACCCCTTTTTCGCGGACGTGCGTTGGCCGGACGGGCGTATCACCCGAGAATACACCCGAGACCTGGAGGACGGACGCGATGGGCGACACGAGCGAGCTGCGCAAGGTTGACGGTGGCTTCCCGAGAAGTGCTGAGGAGCGCGAGATCACCAGAGCAGTGGCCTCAGCCAAAACCAAGGAAGAATACATCGCGGCACTCATGCGGCATTCTGGTGCTACACGCGAGAGAGCGGAGACTATTGCCTCCTGGGCGTTCGGTCAGTCCCAAGAGGGCGAGATCTGACGAACGACTATCTGCACCAGCCTTCCGCGGTCGTTGACCTCCTCGACCTCGAACCGCCCCGTCGTGTACCATTCCCGCTCTTCCCACAGGCTCGATAGGTTCTCGATCTTCGCCGCACGGGCTCCCTCCATCATACGAAATACAACGGGAATGCCGCCCGCACCGCGGCCGCCTCTTTCTGCGAAATGCCCCGCTACCGCCGTCTCGCTCGTAAAAGACGACATACCCCACCGCAACCTCGTCCCCGGTGCGTGCTTTGCCAACAACTCCTTTTTGGAGCCCGGGAAGGTGATGCCTCGGTAAAGCTCCGGCGCAGACGCCGGGCTGGAACGCACGGCAGACACGAGTGCCCGGGCGCGGGTTGAGCCACGCTGACCACTGAGCGTGTCCGACACCTCCTCCTTGATCGCAGCAACCGATTTGTCCGATTCGGTCCACTCGTCTACTGCGCGCGCAAATTCCTGAAACCCCTGATTGCCGCCATGCTTCTCCTGTAGGCGCTCCCTGAGAACTGCCGCCTCCGCCGAGCTCTGCAATTCCGGGCCCTCGATATCTCTGCGCCATTGCGGTAATCCGCCAGTCGCTGGCGCGGATTGGATCTTCACGAGCTCATCGAGCGGCACGATTCGTTGATCGCCCGTCACGAGATCCTTGAGCCCGATCTTGCCGTCACGGAACAGCTCAGCGCGCGCAGGTCCGAGGATCTCGTCTTGCGTCGCCGCGCTTTGGTCGCGCAACCAGTCTTCGTAGGTCGTCGAGCTTGGGACCTGGCCGTCTGCGGACGCACGAGTCGCTTCGGGCGGTGGCTCGATGCCGAGCCCTTCCCAGTCGACGACGGGCACGAGCACGCAGCGGTCACGTAGGTGACGAGGAGGCACCTTCGCCGGGTCGGGGTTTTCCGCGTCCAGGATCTCACCGTCGAGTGCCTGACATATCGGACACGTGCGTTCGTCGAGCACCGCGGTGAATTGGAGGCCCTTGAGCACGTCGGTGTTCTCGGCATACGTCGCGAGATGCGCGCGGTTGGCGATGAAGTTGACCCCGGTACGTACGATCGCTTCGGCTTCGCGCATCGTCGTCTCCATGATCCCGCCCGTGAAGCCGCCGCGCCCGTCAGATCGACCTCGGACGCGCGTGATCATCTCGGCGATGGTCTCGTTCTCGGCCATACCGGTTTGGAGGGCGCGCCGGACGCGCCGGACGGTCGCATCGTTCTGGATTTGTGCGACCCAGCCCTTTAGCGTCTCGCCCTCGAATGGATCGTCGCGCAGGATCGCGCCCAGGAACGAGCGGCTGAGCCGAGCCGACTTGATGTCGATCTCGGGCACCCAAGCGTTTAGACCCTCGGCGGCCCAAGCAGCTTGCTGTTGGCCGATGTCGGTGAGCCGAGATCGCAGCGTCTTTCGGACCTCCTTGAACGATGTGCCGACAAGGGACTCGATCTCGCCGACCAATTTCTCGAGACGGGCACGCCGAAACGCTTCGCGTTGGGGCGCGGTCGGATCGAGGCGCGCGATCTTGGCCGCCAGGTCATCGAACAGGTCGTCGATGAACGGTCCGACGTCGAGCTTGGTGATCGACGTGCCCATGCGCTGGATCGCGAACAGGTTGCGCACGACGTCGCCGATGGGGTCGCGGGCCATGGCGTCAGAGGCGCAGCCCGGCTACGTACGTCACGCCGCGCATGAGCCGCGATGCTCGATCCCGACGAACGTTACCAACGGCGCGCCGGTCCGGAAAACGAGCACCACGTCGCCAGGGTGGACCTCTCGGATCTCGCCATTTCGGAGTCGCAGCATGCCAGGCTCGTCCATGTCCCACCGAACGGGATCGATGATCCCGCCGTATACCCACTTGTTGTCGGCGGACCGCTGTCGGGGTCGTCTCGCGTGGCCCTCATCCGTCATCTTCATCGCCGTCCCGTCCCCGTCCCCGTCCCACCAGCCGCCGGAGCGCGGCCAACGTCTGTGTGTCGCCGGACTCGATACGCTCACGCTCGAGCTCGGGGTCGAACGAATCCGGTAGGACCTCGCCTTCCCGCATGCGCTCCCAGAACGTGTCGAGCGAGATCTTCGTGGGCACGAGATCAGCGAGCACCTGCACCATCTGCGCGTCGAGGAGCAGGTTCTCGAAGTCGCGGCTCACGCTGACCGTGATCGGCTCCGTGCCCTCCCACTTGGCGTAGAGCGCGAACGCGCGGTTCAGTGCGCGTTCCAAGCTCGCGGCCGCTACGCTGAGCTGGCTGTCCGATTCGGACTTGTCGATGCGCTTGGATGTCGCGGTCTCTGCGGCCCTGGATTCGGAGTGCAGCATCGACAGACCGAGCAACGCCATACGGTGCTCGGAATCTTTCAGGCTATCGCGCGCGGCCTCAGCGCCCGCGCCCGTAGTCTCGACGTACTTGGCGTCGCCACCTTCGCCGAGCTGGAGCCCGACCGTCGGCCCTACGGAGAAGTTCTCAATCTTTTCTTGGTCGGCACCGACGATCGCGAGGATGGGCACGCACGCGATATGTTCCGCATTGTCCTTGTCGGACAGCTTCTGGTAGTGACGCACGTTCTCGGCGGCCAAGTCGAGCAAGGGCGGCTCGGAATCGAGCGTCGCCCGGCGACCGGTGTAGGCTACGCCGATGGGTATCTCGTCCATCTGCGAGCCGAGCATGCCGGTGCCGGTCGATGTCCAACGCCGCTCATTTCTCACGGCACGCAGTTCCCATAGCTCCCACTCCACGCGCTGGTGTCCCTCGCCGTCGGTCGTCAGGCGGTACTCACGGACACGTGGCACGAGCTTCTCCAAGAAGCGGTCCTCCGGATCTTTCTGGACCGCAAACTCGCGCCATCGCAGCGAGACGACGACATCGGTCCCGGCTCTGCGGTCCGTTGCGAAACCGAGCACGTCGTCGGCCCGCACGATCACGAAATACGGGCGCACGCCACGCACCTCGTCGGCGGTCGCACCCTCAGGTACCGGCGGCTTGTCAACGAAAATGATCGCGTGGCCGTCGATCCATGCGTCGGCGAATAGGTCACTGGCGAACGTAGCCAAGTCGCGCCCGGACCGATCCACATCCGCCAGGACGGCATCCTCTGCATCCGACGGCGGTTCCGTCGGCGCGAGCGGCTTACGCAGTACCATCCCGACGAGGCCCCCGACGGTGCGCTTGTACGCGTTGAAGAGCACCGACGCGTCAACTCGGCGTTCGTACTGGGTCAGGTCCTCCTTGGGGAACCGAGGCAGGTACACGTCCGCCCGATCTCTCATGTGCAGCGTACCGGCGTGTACGTCTCGGCAGAGCCGGATGGCGCGCTCACGCTGTTGACGGCGGTGGCTCATACGGCCCGGACCTTCGTTAAGCCACTCCACGGGCGCCTGCGTCAGACGGTCCATGAGAACGCTCTCGCTTCGGTCGGCTGGACGAACGTGATCGCGTAGCGCGTCTCGTCGGCGATGTGGTCTTCGGCCGTCGTGTCATATTCCTCGGGCTTGCGCTCGGACCGCGGCAGTACCGGCACGGTGCGGACGAACTGCCGACACGTTTCGACGACCCACAGGCCCGGACCCTCAGCGCGATCCTTGTTCGCCTCAGCGAGCATGCGCCGCATTGCGGCCGTCCCGCGTTGGACCGAGCCGGGCCCGGCGTCGGCTCTCGTGAACTTCGCGCCCGCGGCCGCCAATGCATCGGCCGGTGATGTCTTGCCGGGATCGGCCGAGAATATGCTCGGGTCGGCCGGACCCGGCCTGACCCGGTCACGGATGCCGAGCTCGACTTCACGCTCGACGATGCCGCGCCCGATCGCTGAATCCGTCATGCGAAGCCCCGTGTTCGGACGCCGACCGTCCCACCCGTACCACTCGCCGATCCGGACGAGAGAACCGGGCGGCGGCCTGAACGCGCGACCTCCAGGCAACTGGCCCTCAGATCCGTTCGAGCGTGCCCACCATCCGACGCTGAACGGCGCGGAACTGCCCCAATCGAACGCCCGGAAGACGATCCAATCCGAGGGCACCTCGAAGACGGGCAGTACGCAGCGCTCGCCCCAGACATCGTCGAAGGCGCCGCCGGCGACGATGTTCCAGTCGCCGTCACGCCATGCCTTGAGCAGCGCCTGGTTACCGGCCGCCGCCGCCTCGACCCTCTGCCAGTAATCGGGATCAGCGTCTTGCAGGATCTGGTTGTCGTCGAGCCGTGACGGGATGAACACGCGCGACGTGCCGAACTCGTCGGTATGTACCGAGTAGGGCGGCGCCGGGTCGATGTAGCGGGCCTTGACCCAGTTGTGGCCGGGTCCGCCGGGATTGGCCGTAGCACGCATCACGCACCGGACGCCGTGCGCTGAGCGCAGCGTCGCGCGCAGCTTGTCAATCGGCTGTGACAACGGCCAATGCGTCAGCTCGTCGAAGCCGAGCCACGTGTGGCTGTGGCCCTGGTATTTGCCCGCATCGGCGTCGCGGTCCATATGGCGGAACTTCACGCGGGCACCGTTTGGGAACGTCCATGTCCTTGACGTGCCGTGCCATCCACCGGGCGCGATCGGCCCGAAGATGTACGCAGCGCGTTCGGCGATCTCCTCGAGCTCCGGGTAGCTGCGCCGGAACAAGACGCCCCTGGCGTGTGAGCCCCACATCTCGGCATGGCTGAGCCAGTCGCCGAGCAGCCCGTCCGTCTTGCCGCCGCCGCGCGCGCCACCGAACAGCACGTCTTCGACCGGACAAGCGAGGAGCGCGGTCTGCGGACCCAGCTGAGGCTCCCAATGGACGGTCTCGACGGTTTCACGGCCGGCCGTTGCCGTTGCCATCCGCGCTCCCGTCTCTGAGCCCGACGGGACGGAACCGCGTTGTCCACGTCTCCACGTCCTCCTCGACGACCGGCACGCGCACGAGGCGGGTCTCGATCGGCCCACCATCGCGGCCAGAGTGCTCGATCCGCTGCCGCTCAGCGTACTTCTCGGGACGGGCCGCCTTGAGCGCGAAGATCATCAACGTGTCCGAATACCGGCGCACGTAGGCAGACGGCTCGCCTTTGTAGAACCCAACCGGCTCTTCTACCCCGTCGTAGGCGCGCCGGATCATCTCGGCCTCCAAGTGATCCGCTCCCATGTCCTGCGCCAAGCACAACAGCGCCTGAAACTCCTCGTCCTGCTTCCATTGGGCGGTGTACGGAGTCGATCGATCGATCTCCGCCAACTCGCACGCTCGACTCATGTTACCGCCGGTCTCAACGAGCGCTCTGAGGTAGGCCCTCTTTTTTTGATGCCGAATCGTTTTGAAGGGCGAGCCCTGCGCGATCAGGTCCTTGTGCTGAGCGCAGAGCCCGTCAGACGCACGTCGACATGGCTCGCCCTTGGCCGTCACTCCACCGAAATCGCCACAGACACTCACGACGCCATTTCTCCCGCGACCTCCATAAGGAGTTCGACCTCGCCGGTGTTCAGGCCCGCGTTCGTCAGCGATGCGCGGATCGCTCGCGGTTGGGTGCCGTCGAGTCGAACCGTGGCCACGTGCCCGGATCTACGGAACACGAGCAGGACCTTCGTACGGCACCGTGGACACCAACGTTCGAGCGCGGCGATCGCCGTGGTGATCGTGACGTCGCGAAACTCCCAGTCGCCGCATGAGCATGGCACCCCGTATGTGGTAGAACGCGAAAAGGCCGCCTGCCCCCGCTTCCGTGGGGGTGGACGGCCCTCTGGCCAAATTGAGCTGTTGTTCAGAAGGTACCCTCCCGCGCCCTGTGAGGCTAGCGCCTCGCGGTCTCGGACGCCTGGTCGCGGTCTCGGTTGCAGCTCGCCGTGGCGCGCTCAGTCGATCATGTCGAGCGCGACGTCGACGCTCTCCGCCACGGCGTCCTTGCCTCGCCTTGCCGCGCCTTGCCTTGCCTTGCCTGGCCAAGCCTTGCCAAGCCTTGCCAGGCCTCGCCAGGCCCCGGCGTCCTTGCCCAGCCCCGCCACGTGTGCGGCCTTCAGGCCGCCGTCATCACGTCGATGGTCTCTAGCAGACCCGCTAGCTGGGCGAGACGTT